AATAGAATGATAAAGTATTATTGGGATCTGCTATATCAATTTTTTGATCATCCAATTTTTTACTCTCACTTCGTGAGGTACATAAGTCCTTATCTCCTGTAATTTCTTTCAATTCATTTACTATCTTTCTTTCATAAGAATGACCTCTATTCCTATTTCTAGCACCTATAGACTTTTTATTTATTTTCTTAATTCTTTTCATTTAAATAAAATTGTTTAATAGGTTCTAAATAGGACTTCGTTTTTTCTAAGCCATATTTCTTAACAAAATCTGTTAAATCTTTTGTCTTAAATTTTCTTGGAATGAAAAAATATTTTAACTCAGGATGAGCCTGTCGAATCTTTTTCATGAATGTTATACCAGTTGCATCATTATCATAAAATAAAACTATGTGCTTAAATCTGGCCTTTAATTTTTCGAGCTGCTCATCTGTAATGAAAAGAACCTCACTACATGGCGCAATTGCTGGAATTCCTAACTCATAAAGGCACATAACATCTTTAAGAGCTTTGGAAATCACGAGTAATTCCCCTTCCGCCGGGAGCTGCCGAGCACCCTGAATAATATTTTTATCCCAATTACTTAAGAATCTAAAAATCTTTTTTTGTGGAAAATATAATCTCCACAATTCAGCTTTATTTTTAATACCGCCATAGTAACCAAAAATAAAACTTTTAGATGTAGAAGATCCTGCATAATTACCATTTATAAAAAATGAAGAGCATGAGTGTACTTTAAATTTCTTTAAAGTTGATTTATGTATACCAAAACTCCCCCACCATGCCAGTTCTTCATCAGTAAAAGGTTTATCTTCTATCTGAATAGCAGTTTGAGGTTTTTCTTCAATTTTTATTTTAGTGGTAATTATTTTAACAGGTTCTCTTTTTTCTGATTTCTTTGGTATATAACCAAAATCTTCTGCTATTATATTTAATGCTTTAGAATAATCGCATTTATATTTTTCCATTACCACCCCAATAAAGTTAGCATGGAATCCTGTACCAAAGTCATGAAAAATCAATTCATTTTTTGTATTCCTATAGAAACTAGCTGTAGGTTTATGATCATTCCTAAGAGGATTAACTAGGAGTTTAGATTGTACTACAACTCCTAGATAAGTTCTCATATAAGTCTCTTCAGAATTTTTTGATAATAAAAATTCTTTGGTTATTTTAGGTGCTACTTGTGGTAAAGAAAAATTCATTATATTTTGGAAATATCAATATCAAAGCCTTCAGCTTTGTTAGCAGTATCATCAACCCCAAATCCAAATGAACTTGAAGAAGGACTAACAGATGTAGGCTTAGCTGTAGTAGCTTTCTTAATTCTATCTAGTTCTTTATTAGTGAAGAATATATTACTACCTATACAATTAGTAGTCATATAAAGTTGACCTGCTTTATTATAAGCAGCTAGGAATCCTGGAAATACAGCTTCACCTTTCTTATTCTGCATAAGTTTTATTTTAGTTTTTGTACCCTTACCAGGATCAGTAGCTTTAATAGTTAAATCTCTAAAGCTTTCCCAGTCAGAAGGAGAAAAACTAGCTTTACCTTCATTGATATTAGCAGCCAAGGTCGGATTTACCGCATCAATAAGGTGCTTAATAAGTAGTTTAGTACTTACAAATCTAGCAGGTTCGGGACCAAAGGCACCTTGACGCTCTTCCATATCCTCAGAAGTAGGTTCAAAGATAGTATGAGTAAACTCACCATCTTCATTAGCAAATATAAGTTTTAGTACTTTATATGCACCATCCTTATAATCAGCTTTCTCACAGCCTTTAAAGATTACTTCATGAATTTTGTTTCCCTCTAATGAAGCAGGAATAGTATTCTGGCTTATACCTGCAGTCTCGTTTAAATTAAAAGATGTACTCATTATTAATTTGTAATTTAAATTGTTTGTTTTCTAAAACTATTTTATCTAAAACGAATTCTTTTGCTTTTGTTTCCGATGTAAATACTTTATATTCAGGATTATCTCCTGTTAAAAATATAGTACCTGAAACATTTTCAGCTATAAAAGTGGTACCATATTGAGCTAGCATATCTCGCATTTTACCCCTATAACTAAAGGTTTTTGATTTAGTTAATTTATTACCATTATCATCTTTAGTAATCAGAGGTTGTAATAAACCGTTGTTTGGACTAAACCCAATAGTAATTCTATCATTGGGTTTAGCATTCAACATATCTAATACATTTTGAGATAATTCTATTTTATTGTCTAAAAGAATTAAATCAGGATTTTGCATTATCAACTTGTTTTAGACTAGGATATATATTTTCCCAGTGAGTTTTAATATCAAAATTCCCATCTTCTTTTTCTACTTTCTCGGCTAATAAAATAGTTTTTCCAGCTAAATGAGGCATACGAGCTCCACATAACACAGAATTCATATTACCAAAATTAGCCATTAAGTTACCTGTATCAACTTCTCTATATACGTAACAAATAGCATCTGAATTTGCTGATAATATATTACTTAATTTACCTCCTAAATCTAATGATTTTACATTTAGATCGGTACCACCTTCATTTAAAGATTTATCTTTAACGTGTCCAGTCAAAATAACATTATCAACAGCGCCTTCAAACCAACCTATAATTTCCTTAACAGCATTTCTTTGAGCTACATAACCACCGCCGTAAGGGCGAGAGAATAAATCACGAACTTCTCCAGAGAAATTAGGATCAGATTCTTTAACTCTTTTACAAGCTAATTCTAGTGCAATATCCTCTAAGGCTGTTACAGTATCTATTGTAACAAATTTGTAATCATGTTTTTCTGTTTTAAGGGCTGCTGCAATTTTATATAAGTCTACAAAATTGGATGCTTTTACTACATAACCTTCTATAAAGTCAGTTCCACTTTCTAGATCGATTATAAGGTTATTAGGAAGTTGAGCTAAACTTGTAGTCTTTCCTACTTTTGGAAGCCCAAATATAATTAAATTTCTAGGGTCTTGAATTTTTGCTTCAGTTTTAGTTGTTGGTAATAATCCCATAATAGTAATTATTTATGAAAGTTTTCTATATGGCTCATAATCAGTTATTTGGTCTGGCAATGGTAGACAAGCCCATTTACCAACAGAACCAAAAAAACTAACAGCCAATACTCTATCTGCCATACCAAATCTATGTTTTAATATGTGTAAAAATCTAATCGAATCTTGTAATTGTTTTATATCATAATTTTCACATCTAGGTTGATGTTCCCTATAAGGATGCCAAATACCAATTACAACTTCACTTGCTTGAGAAGGTCCACTAGAATCAGACAAATCATCTAATTGTAAACCCGATCTATTTACACACTCTTGTCTTCTTGCAACTGATTTAAAATTTCTATTCAACTGCTGTACTATATTAACAGTTAATTTACACTTATTTCTAAGAGTAATAAGATAATTAGAAGCATCATCAATTTCTTGTTTTGCTGAATTACCTGCATCAGTTTTTAAAAGTTTAATATGATCTACATTAACTATAAGCCATTGTTGAGGGTCATTAGGCACGTAATCTTCCTTAACATAATCACCTAACTCTGTTTCATTGTACTTGCCGAATTGTTTTGTCCATTCTTTACAAATACCGTACATATGTTTAGCTGTAACCGGTTTATCTATAATCGTACAATGTTTCTCTAACTCATACAACCACTCCATAGATTTTTTGACGTAACTATACTTGTTATCATCAATAGGTTCCGATAAAGACAATATAGTGTCGTAGGATGCTTCTACTTTATAAGTATCCCACATATAAATAGATAATAATTTAGTTAAAAGAACTTCTGCTGAAAGCTCAAACGAGAATAGTAAAAAGTTTATATTTATAGTTCTATCAGAAGCTAAATATTGTTGAAAGGGTTGATATACAGTAGTATATAAAACTAAACTACTTTTACCTGCACCTGAATCAGCACACCATGTATACATCCAACCTCTATTTAAACCATAAGTTAGCATATCTAATTTATCTAACCCAGTAGATAATCCTATATTTAAACCATTTTTACCTTTCTCTATAGTTTCTTTTAAAGAATCAACTATCATATTAGTACACTAGTATTCCAATCTTCTTCACCTCCATCTATCATAGCTTGTAAATCTAACCACTTACAAGAAGCAATAAAATCACATATACCACTTTGAATTTTGTTATTTTCCTTTGCCCATTCTAATAATTCCATAACTTTTTTATGTTCTAATGGATCAAAATGTATTAATTTACCATAAGCAAAACACATTTCATCTAAACTTTTATATAGTTTAGTTATATTACGCAAACTAAAAGTTCTACCATTTATATTAGTATATGGAGGATAGGCTTGAAATAATTCCATTCCAAGTGCACCACTGTGCATTAGATATTGTTTAACTACTATTTTATTGAGATCAACATCCCTTGGGTTAAATTCAGTACCCGCCTCAGGAATTGTATACGTTTTGTTTATTAAACCCTTTTCTTGAAGTCTAATTAAAACATCACGTAAAGGAATTTCTCCACAATTAGAGAAATACTTAGATAGATATTCTTCATGGTCTTCCTGAGCATAAAAAATTAACTTAAGAATAAATAATTCGTCTGAAGTTAATTTATATTTAATCATGAAGTCTATT